CTACTAGTATAGGGGGAGATTAATTCGGGCATGGGGATGGGGGAAACCCCTATCAGGATCATTGTATGATTGCCGTCATTGTTGTTATTCCCAGTCATTCCCCTAGAGGCCACATCCATTGGGGATGAGGGATTAGGATTATCAGGGATGATAATGGGGCATAATTCGCCCGGAATACTCCTCAAAGCTCAAAGCCCAAAGCTCCAAGATGCATATGCATCGGTGCTGAAAGCCCAGGTCTCCGAGCCGGGGGCGGAGAAAAAAGGAGGGGAGGGTTTCCCCTCCCGCTGGTGATGACTATACCAAACACCTTTTCCAACTTGGGGCCGGCACAATATGGCTGAATCGAATGGCTCGTTTGCGGAGATTGGTGTCTGCGCATTGAATGCAGATATGTTTGAGTTCGGGCTTTACGTATCCCAAGTTTTGCGGGAACTTTACCATACGATCGCAATAATGGCAGTGTTCCCATTGTTGCCCTTTTTCGTCGATTACGCCGCTCATGATAAACTCCTTGAAAAAGGGGATCAGGTTTCCCCGATCCCCGATTGGGTTTAGATTCCGAGGTCGTCGTCTTCGGCCGCCGCGGCAACCTTCGCCGCGCGTTCCGCTTTGATCCGGGCGATTTCGGCCTTCACCGCGGGCTTGCCGAGCACGGTCTTCATTTGCTCGTCGTCGAGGCCGTCAATGAGTTCCTGTGCGTCCTCCACGTCGATTTTCTTGAGATTCGCGATCGCCTGTACCAGATCCCCGGTTCCGCTCCCGCCCTTCGCGTTCCACAATCCGCCGAGGAGGTTATCCACAACGGCCTGCATTGCGCTGAAGGCGCCGGAGTAATCGTTGGTCTTGCTGAACCCGGCGGCCGAATCCCGCACCTTCTGGTTGAACCCGTGCATCATCGCCTGCTCGCGGATCTCATCCGCGCAATCCTCCGGGCGAAGTTCCACTTTCAACCCGTTCCCGAGCTTGAATGCCAAGCTCCCGTTTTCCTGCACCACCTGCAAAAACTTCGTCGCCATGATTGGCTCCTATATCATCCGGTCTGTGCCTGCCCTGACCGTGAAACCATTATGCTCCCGTCCCGCGTCCCCGTCAAGCCCGCGTTTTTCTTCAACAAAATCAATGACTTACCTGACCCCCGGCCATCCCCCCTCGACGGGCCAGATCGCCTGGGGTACGACCTCAGAGATTTTTTGAGTTGATCAGGAATAAAGTGGGAGAGGAATTCTCCATAATCTTCCCATAGCCATCCCCCAGGCCTTGACGGAATCAGGAGAGTGTGCATACTGGGGGATCATCAACAACAGCCCGGCCCGGCCCCCAGGGGAAAGGAAGGACATCAAATGGCAGATATTCAGCGCATCAGTCACACCCACGAAGCCGTCATCAACTGGCTCGTGCTCAATCCCGAGAAGAGCATGCGGGAATGCGCCGACGTGTTCGGCTATACTCAGGCTTGGCTCAGCACCCTGGTGCATTCGGACATTTTCCAGATGGCACTGCGGGAACGTCAGGAGGCTGTGGCCGCGCGCGTCACGCAAAGCATCCCCCAGAAGCTCCGTATGTGCACGGAGGTCGCACTGGACAAACTCGCGAACGCGATCGAACAAAGTGAAGATCCGGAGTTCCTCTTGGATGCCGCGGACAGGACTCTGCACCGAATGGGGTTTGCCCCCCAAAGCGCCCGGAACCCGGCCGGCAGTCCAGCGCAACAAGGCTCGACTGTCACGAATAACAACCTGTTTGTCCTGGGGGAGGCCGACCTCCACGAAGCCCGGAAGATCATGGCCCAGGCTGGGGTGGGGGCGCTTCCTGTTCCCGCCGGGGGCGACAACGGCATTTCGGCACTCGAAGGTGAGGTTGTGAGTGCTGCCCCCGAAGCCTGAGAAATTCACTCCCGCGCGCGACATTCTGGCCGCTGCGTTCAGCCCGCCCCCGCAGCTCAAGAAACGGCGTTATACTGGGAGGCGTCTCCAGGGTATCCGGTACGAACGTGCGGTGCATGAGCATCTTGCGTGGCGCTACGGGGGGTGGTATCTGCCGAGTCAGTGGATCAAGTTCTTTGCGGACGGGAGATGGCGCTGGTGTCAGCCAGACGGACTGCTGTTCCAGCCCGACCTCGGCAAGATCACGATTATCGAGGTGAAATACCAGCATACGTTGGATGCCTGGTGGCAAGTCAGGCACTTGTACCAGCCGGTCTTGGAGTTCATGATGCCCCCGGCGCTGTGGAAATATGAAGTCTGTGAGATTGTGAAGTGGTATGATCCGGCCATCCAGTACCCGGAACGGATCGTCTTGGCGAATGAGGTGGATATGGCCCACCCTCACTTTAAAGTGCATATATGGAAACCTTGAACAGGATGACTCTTTCAGTGGAGTATGCGGCACCCGGCATCTCCCGGAAAGAGGCCGTTCAGCTTGGTGCGACAAGTCTCACGCTGTACGGAAAGCTGTTCTTTCCGAAGACGTTTCGGCAGGCGAGTCCGAAATTCCATGAGGAGATCGGGCGGGTGCTGTACAATCCGGAGAATCGGCAGGTAGCTGTGGAGGTATTTCGGGATGGTGCAAAAACGACCTTGCTTAGGGTGTTCACGAGCCAACGGGTGGCATATGGAATCTCCCGGACGATTTTGTTTGTCAGCGCCAGTCAGGGGCATTCGATTCTTTCCTTGCGGTGGATTAAGCGGCAAGTGGAATTCAATACGCTTTGGGCCCAGACCTTCAGGTTGCGCAAGGGAAGTAAGTGGTCGGACGAGGTGATTGAGATCTGGAATGACGCCATAGGGTTTACAATTACTATAATGGCGCTCGGCATCACAGGCCAACTTCGGGGCTTCAACATCGACGACTTCCGGCCGGATCTCATCATTTGTGATGACTCCAGTACGGATGAAATGACGGCCACGGCGCCGCAAAGAAAGAAGTATGAGGACATCTTCTTTGGGGCGTTGATAAATTCCTTGGCGCCGCGGAGTGAATGCCCGGAGGCGAAAGCGGTTCTTCTGGATACCCCAAAGTCAAAGTTCGACCTCATTGAAACCTGTATGGGGGATCCAGCTTGGGCCGGCCTCCGCTTCGGCATCTTTGATAAGGATGGGGAAAGCCGCTGGGCATCCCGGTATCCGACGAAGGAATTGCGACAAGCGAAAGAGGATTATGCCAGGACTGGGCGACTCCCCTTGTGGATGCGTGAGAAGGAATGCAAGATCATCGCCGAGGAGCTCGCGTCGTTTCGGTCAGAACATTTGAAGTTCTGGGAGATGCTGCCGCCCCAGATGACTACCATTCTCGCGATTGATCCGGCGTCCAGTGATTCCCCTCTTGCCGATGATAACGTGGTCGCAGTGCTTGGTTTCCACCGCGATGATGTCTATATTTTGGATTATGTGGCAGCGACCGGCCAAACTCCTGAAATGGTCACAAAGACTGTTTTTGAATTCGTTAGGCTTTACCGGCCTCTCGGGGTGGTAGTGGAATCAATCGGGTACCAGCGGGTTCTCGCGTGGTTCCTGGAAAAGGCGATGCGCGAGCAGCGAGTGTTCCTGCCGGTGTATCAGATCCAGGATAAGCGTCGGAAAGCTGACCGGATTGTGCAGTCCCTGGGCGGGCCTTCGGCCTACGGGAAACTTTGGTGCAAGCCATCGCAATCGAAGTTTCTGGAGCAATTCACGGAATATTCACCGACTTACGGCGGCCATGACGACGTGCTGGATGCGATTGCAATGGGGATTACCTGGGGCACGAACCAAAGCGTTGGGGATTGGCTGGAGGGCGAATTCGCCCCGGTCGAGGAGTCGGATTATCCAAAACTTTCTTTTAGGGCCGCGCCATGAGTGAAAATCTTCTTCCGGGGATATATCCGATTCCAGTTACTAACCCCCTCCACCAAAGGGTGATTGAGGCTTTCAAGATCCGATTGCGGATGGCGCGCGAAGCGCAAGAGAAGGAACAGCAGCAAAAGTGGGAAGATGCGGAAGATACCTACTTGATGTATATGCCTGAGTCTGATGTGGATGCACAGAGGCGGGCGAACCGGACTGGGGGGCTTCCGCAGTACACCACCATCAAGGTGCCATATTCGTATGCGATGCTGTTGACGAGCCATACGTATTACACCTCGGTGTTCCTCGGGCGGAATCCGGTGTTCCAGATGCAGGGACGGCATGGCGAATCCCAGTCGGCGGAAATCATGATGGAGTCGCTGTTGGATTATCAGCTCAACGTGGGCGGTGCCATGCCGGTGCTGTCGATGTGGCTTTTGGATCCAGGGAAATACGGCCATGGAGTCCTCGGCCACTATTGGGACGAAGAGATCATTCCGATCACGGCTTATGTGGATGAGCCGGTGACGTTTCTGGGGGTGCCGCTGCCGGGACAGACGAAGAAAGTCCTTCGCACGAGTGAGGAAAAGGGCTACGTCGGTAACAGGATGTATAATATCCGGCCCCAGGACTGGTACTTTGACCCGCGCTTGCCGATCACGCGGTTTCAGGAAGGGGAGTTCTGTATCGTCTATGACATGATCGGCTGGAACAAGATGCTCCGCGGCAAAGCGGATGGACGGTTCTATAATGTCGATGTGGTGGAGAAGGAGAAGAACAGTCCGAGCGGCGAGACTTATAATGGCTCGCCCCGGATGAATCTGCCGAGCAAAGACAACGTGTTGCATATGCTGGAGGGGAATACCCCCTCCCGGGTTGTCGTGCATGAATTTCATTGGGAGCTGATCCCGAGCGCTGTCGGGTTGGGGACTTCCAGTCGGCCCCAAAAGTGGGTATTCACCATAGCGAATGAGCGCACGGTGATCTCGGCGCAGCCTCTCGGCCTGCGACACAATAAGTACCCCTTTGATGTGCTTCCATTCGAGACCGATATGTATTCCCTGTTCTCGCGAGGGATGCTCGAGGTTCTGGAGCCAATGAACCAGACGATGGAGTGGCTTTTGAATTCCCACTTCTTCAATGTGCGGAGTGCGTTGAACAACCAGTTTCTGGTCGATCCCTCAAAGGTGGTGATGAAGGATCTGGAAGATCCGGAACCCGGAAAGCTGATCCGGCTCAAGCCGGCCGCCTATGGTCAAGACGTCCGCACGATGCTGGCGCAGTTCCAGGTGCAGGACATCACGCGGTCGAATCTTAACGACACTGATGTAGTTGCGCAACTTGCGCAAAGACTCGTCGGGGTCACTGATAATGTAATGGGGATGATGAACAGCGGAGGTCGGCGCACGGCAACTGAAGTCCGGACATCCTCCACCTTCGGCATCAACCGGCTGAAGACGAATTGTGAGTGGTTCTCGTCCATGGGGTTCTCGCCGCTCGCCTCAAAGCTCGTCATGAGTACGCAACAACTTTATGACATGCAGCGGAAATATCGGATCGTGGGGGATATGGCTCAGTGGGGAGAGAAGTACCTTAACGTCATGTCGTCGGATATTCAGGGGTTCTTTGACTTCGTTCCGGTGGATGGGACTATGCCGGTCGATCGCTTCGCACAAGCCAACCTGTGGCAGCAGATGCTCGGCAGCATTTCCAAAATCCCCCAGATTATGGCGAGCTATGACATTCCCAAGATCTTCGGCTATGTCGCTCAGCTCAGTGGAATCAAGAACATCAACCAATTCAGGGTTCAGGTCGTCCCGGATGCGACCCTGGCGGCACAAGCGCAACAGGGGAATGTCGTCCCTCTCCGTGCAAATCCGAATGAACCGGGGCAGATACCTGGAATGGGGCCAACAGGATGAGTACGGAACAGATTGTAAAACTGTCGGATCAGAAAAAGGGGTGGGAGAAGTTGATAACTACCCCCGAATGGGGACAATTGATGGCGGTGCTTCAGGCGCAAGTCGACGTTTTTCAGCAAAGGATTTTGTTCACACCTTTGCAACGGTTGGAAGATGCGATGCCCCAGGAGTATATGAAAGGACAGATGGAAGGCCGGTTGAGCTTGACCAATACGGTCGAGACGATCATCGAAGGGCTCGAGAACGAGCTTAATTCATTGAGGAAACAAAATGAACATGAAAACTGAAGGTGTGGTAATTGAAGGTGGCGGCCCGGCCTTGTTCGCGAGCGAAGGGACTGCCTCAGCTTCTCCGGCAGAGGGAGGGGATTCGTCCTCTTCTGACGTTAACTGGAATGATATAGCCACCGAGCTTGAGCAAGGGGATGACAGTGCCTTTGCCGAAGGCGATTCGGTAGTCGTGGAACCGGCCGCAACGCCAACTCCGCCGACGCCGACTCCTCCGGTAACGCCAGTACCGGCCCCTGCGGGGGAGACTCCTCCCTCGACTCCTTTGCCCGAAGTGCCGCCTGTTGCGACTCCCCCGGCACCGACTCCCGCTCCTGTCTCGGTGGCTCCCGAAACGCCGCAAGTGGATTATGCGACCTGGCGGGGCGAGCAGATTTCGAAACTGGAGGGGATTTACAAGCTGTCGGATGATGCGGCGGCCCAACTTCTCTCCGAACCCGAGGTCGTTCTGCCCAAGATGGCGGCGCAGCTCCATATGGCCGTTACGGAAGCAGTGCTGCAAAGCGTGAACAACGCATTGCCGAAGGTGATCCAGAGTATTCAGCAAACGGAAACTGTCGAGCAGAAGGCCCAGAAGATCTTCAACGATGCGAACCCGGATCTGGTTGATCCGAAGTATCGTGATGGAATCTTTAAGGTTGGTATGATGTATCGCCAGATGAACCCGAATGCGACTCCGGAAGAATCGGCTCGCGTGATTGGAAACATGGTGAGGACTGCGTATGGTCTGCAAGCGGCAAGTGCGGTTCCGACTTCCGTTGCGCCCGCTGCTCCCCCCGCTCCTACCCCGGCACCCTATGTGCCGTCCCGCGGAGGTGGTGGTGGTGTGACCCCGGCAGCGCCCTCGAACGTCTGGGCCGCGATGGCTCAGGAAATTGACGACGATTAAGGAGAAATATCATGGCTGTTGCTGGACTTCGTGGTACTGGTGATTGGACGACTGACGAGCGTCCCAAGAATTTCCGTGAGATGATTCTGTGGCGTTCGCCGAACGGTCAGGCGCCCCTCACGGCCCTCATGTCGAAGATGAAGTCGGAATCCCTGGACGATCCCGAATTCGCCTGGTACGAGGAGGAGATGAATGCGTTGCGCCTGACGGTGAACTACACCACCGGCTTCAGCACGACCGACACCTCCATCACCGTTACTTCCAACGTGACCGATGCGCAGGACTGCGTGGCCGGCGACGTGTTCCTGGTGGAAAAGACCCTGACCACCGCCTACGACAACGAGATCGTGATCGTGTCGAGCATCACCAGTTCCACGGTGGTAGTCTTCACGCGTGCCCAGGCGGGTACGAGTGCGGCGCCGCTGGCGAACGGTGCGAAGCTCACGAAGATCGGTAATACCTTCGCGGAAGGTACGGGCGCGCCCACCAGTGCTTCGCGCAATCCGACCAAGTACTACAATTACGCGCAGATCTTCAAGACCACCTACGATATCACCGAGACCGCGGCCCGCACCAGGACCCGCACCGGCGATCCGATCAAGAACGACAAGAAGCGCAAGATGTTCGATCACTCGGTAGCCATGGAAATGGCGATGATCTTCGGCAAGCGCTACGAGACGACCGGCGCCAACGGCAAGCCCCTGCGTTACTCCGGCGGCTTCCTGTGGTTCCTGTCGCAGTACGCCAGCGACAAGATCACCGTCTTCGCCACGACTCCGACCGAGACGACCTTCACCGACGCCGTGTACAAGGTCTTCGATTACGACAGCGGCGCCGGGGATGAGCGGATTGTGTTCGCCGGTAACGGGTTCCTGAACAGCCTGAACAAGCTGGCTGCCAGTCAGAGTCGTACCCGCGTGAACTTCGATGGCATCGTGGATGTCTACGGCATGAAACTTCAGCGTTGGGTCATGCCGCAGGGCACGATCTACGTCAAGTCCCATCCGCTCTTCAACGTCCACACCCGCTTCACCAATGATGCCATGATCGTCGATCCGACCGCGCTGCGTTACCGCCATATGCGCGATACGACCTTCAAGGACAACATCCAGGCGAACGACGAAGATCAGAAGAAGGGCCAGTGGTTGACGGAAGCCGGCCTCGAAATGGCTCATGCCAAGACCTCGGCGTGGATCAGCAACTTCGTGGTGTAAAGCGGTCAGGTAACTGACGGTGTGTTTTGGGGGCGGAGTATTCATAGTATTCCGCCCCTAATTTTCTAGGAGCTCTCATGGGCATGATCGACTATGCGGTGAAGTCAGGGGAAGGTTACATCCCGACTGTTCATCTGGAATTGAACAAGGAATCGGCCAAGGAGGTCAAGAAGTTCCGGCCGGGGCAAGTGGTGAAGGTGATGGTGGTCGGGACGATCGAAAGCCAGTCCTTTCGGAAGCCGGACGATCCCGAGGAGAGTGGCTTCGAGGGAAGCGTGTGTCTGAAGATTTCGTCTGTGGATATCGCTGAGTCCAAGCGGAACGCGATGGCCGAGTTGCTTGACGACGATGAGTGACGATTTCTTCCGGCAGAATACCGCGGATCAAGATCGAAAGATTGACGCGGAAAGACTCTCGATTGGGGGACTGGATATTTATCGCCAACGGGTTCAGTCTTATGATTTTCCGATGGCTTTCCAGGTTCAGTATTTAGGAAAGGTCTCCGGGAAAGATGCGGTCGGCTATCATATTATGGGTAGTCGGACGCTGGGATGGCTGAACACAACAGTGCTTGGGGATGCTTGCGAATATCTGGATACGTCGCAGGCGCTGATGAACACGCCGACCAGTGGACAGACGCTTTATTTGGTCAGTACCAGTGCCAGCGATACGGCAGCAGGAACCGGGGCGAGAACTGTCCGGACGGTGTATCTCGACGCCAACGGGTTGCAACAGGTCAGGACTGACACGCTCAATGGCACAACGCCAGTCAGCATCGGCAGCGGCTATACGTTCATTCAGTGGATGGAGGTTGCCAGCGTCGGATCGAATGAGGTATCTGTAGGGAACCTGTCGATCAGCAGTACGAACGGTGCGGCTACGGTGGCAACAACTTTCGAGTATATCAGGGCCGGGGGTAATCGCAGTTTGTCGGGGCGGTACAAAGTTCCGGCTGATTGCACCGGATTCTTGGGGCATTGGGATGCCTTGGCAGTTGGTAATACCATGGATACTCGAATTCGGGCGACAGTTTTTGCTGATGACAATTCGCTGAGCACGGTATACCATTTTCTGGATCGGGCATTTTTAGCGGCCGGTGCGGATATTATGCAGGAATTGGAATTTCGGGTGATTCCTGCTGGAGGGGTGGTTAAGATTTCTGCAATTCCGGGGGGAGCTCCGGCGGGGAATAAGTTGGATTGTTCGTTCAGTATTTGTTGTATCAAACTCTAGGGGGAGTGGGGATGTCAAAGGATCATTTGAAGGTGGTAGTGGGGGTGCCCAGCGGCCAGCACTGGATCGCGCAGTTTGGTGTGGATTTAGGGAGTCTCATGGTGCGGTTTTACATGGACAGGGTTCCGGGGTACAAAAGCCAAGAACTTCGGGTGGCGAACGTGAGGAGTTCTATCCTCCCGAAAAACCGACTGGATTGCATCAAAGTCGCCAAGAGAATCAAGGCGGATTATTTGTTGTTCCTGGATTCGGATCATTCTTTCCCGTCGAATTTACTTCATCGACTTATTGCACACGGCAAGGCGATCGTCGCGGCAAACTGTGTGACGAAGACAATTCCGGCGGCGACTACGGCCCGGGGGTTTGAGGATGGAAATCCCCAGGGGGTTCCGATCTTCTCGGATGCCGAAAAGCATGGACTGGAGGAAGTTTGGCGTGTTGGAACTGGGGTTATGCTTATCCGCTCGGACGCGCTGGAGGTAATCCCGCACAGTGTTTGGGGGATGGTGTATAAGCCGGAAGTGGACACCTATCAGGGGGAAGATTGGAGCTTCTGTGAAGCGGCGAATGCGGCCGGAATCCCGATCTTTGTCGATCATGACCTTTCTCGCGAGGTCGGGCATATCGGGAATTACGAATACACTCATGATGTTGTGGGTGAAGTTATCAAGGAGAATTCATAGTGAACGGGAATACGGCACTGGATATTGTGATGGAGAGGCTTGTCCGGACGGACGCGGCGCTCAGGGTTTCACTCCTGCGTGAGATGAACAACCTCATCCATAATCGACTGGAACAGGGAATGTTCGTGCCCTGGTTTCTGTTGCAGAATAATGAGTCGTTGGCACTGACGCCGGATGTGGAGACTGTGGTTCTGCCAACGGGGTTCCTTCGATTTGATGATGATGCTGAGGTCGGTGGGGTATGGGTCGAGGATACTACGATCACTACACCTGATCAGTGGGTGCAACTTACCCGGCAAAGCTACAACGCCATGAAGGTGAAGTTCGCCACCTATGATCCGGCGACGCCGACTCGGTATGATGTGCTGACGGCAAAGTTGTATTTCCGACCCATCCCAGATGTGGCATTGAATCTCCGGGTTATGGCATACTTTGCCGATGCTGATGTAGCAGACGCCGCGAGTACCACGTTGTGGCTGACGTATGCAGCAGATTTGATCATTGCGGAAACGGCCCTTGTCGGGGCTTCAATCTATACCAGGGATGCAAACCTGGTTCCAATCCTGGCAGAAGAACGGAAGTTGTGCTTGCAGCGGCTGGAGACGATGCACATAGCACGTCAGGAAGCCCTGCAGTCCAGAGTGATGGAAGGTTGATATGGGACTCGAAACCGGAACGTATCTGAATGACCTGGTGGTGACGAACCCGGTCGGGGCAGCGGATTTGTTGTCCCAGGGGGATGACCATATTCGTCTCCTGAAAACCACGATCAAAAACACCTTCCCGAATATGGGGGGTGCCGCCTGGCGGGTGCAGAACAAAGGGACGGGGTATACTCTGGCGGCGACGGATAATATGTCGGTGATCAGGGGTACAGCTGGCATCACCCTGGCGACGGAAGCAGCGGCGACCGTCGGGAATGGCTTTATTGTGGTTGTGGTGGCTGACGGCGGCGATGTCGTGATTGATCCGAACGGGGCTGAGACGATCAACGGAAGTGCATCTCTCACGGTGATTAACAACTCCGCGGTGGTGGTGTATTGCAACGGGAGTTTGTTCTATGCCTTGCAGTTGATGATCCCCAATGGTGTGGGGCTGTACCTTCCGGCGGGGCAGACGATTACATTCGAGGGGACGACGGCGGATGCCTTTGAGACGATCTTGTCTGCCGGAGAACCGACTGCGGATCGACTGCAAGTAATGCAAGATGCGACCGGAACGATTGCGCTGATCGGGGTGGAAGAAGTGATTGGTTGCTTCCCGGTCGGGGCGATGAAGGTGCGCACGACGAACGGGGCGGCTTCGCTGGCCTGGGACGAATCCACCACGAACAAGGTGATGACG